ACGCGTACTCGGTGTCGAGGCACCATGCGTCTCTTTCGCGAGAAAAGCGGTTCGGCACTACAGTTAAGGCCCCGAAATCACTCAGATAAACGTCAGCTGCACCGATGATGGTTGTTGGGCCATCAGATGGTGCTTGGTAGCGCTGAGCCGCAATACCTGCGAAGCCAGACACGACTGTCTTGTTGTGCGGGCCGACCATCAGGATGGAAGGCTGGCCGCCTGCCGTGAAGGCTTTCTGCATTGCGTCTTTGACCATTGCCTCGGTCAAGTCGCGCTGCGTGCCATCTGTACGAGCGTCTGAGCCATCTCCAGTCGGGGACACACCGTCTACCGCGCCGCCAGTGGAGAAGTTGTCGTTGGTCGCGATCCATGCGCCCAAGCCAGCAGTCTCGCGTGCAGTTGATGAGTTGCCAGCAACTTGCGCGTTGTTGTCCGTCAAAACTGCCTCAATGTCGCGGCGAAGCTCCTTGCCACGCTTTGCGAGCTGGTACGCGAGTTCGTCGTTACGGCCAGCCAGATCTTGAGAGGACATGTTGTCAGCCACAATCGTGGTGCGACGTAGGATGTGGGAATAGTTGCCTACGCGCGTTGTGGCGGATGTTGCGTCGAACGACGAAACATCGTCACCATCGATGACAGCAGTGGTGGATGTTGCCGCCAAGCTGTCTGTCTGCCACTCAAAGTACGTGTTGGACACGTTCTCGGAGCCGATGTTGGACTGGACAGGCACCTCTTCGGGCGAGATATTTGCCACTATGTCTGCGAGGCTCTCTCTGACGCCATTTGCCGAAAAAGAGGTGAATGTATTTGCTACGATAGCCATGATGGCCTCCTAAAGTAGAGATTTGATTGCAGCCGCTGCATCTTGCACGCGGCCAGTCTGTTGTACGCGCTGTAGCGCTTGCTGCTGTTGGCCCTTTGGTCGAGGCTGTGTAGCTCGGCTTCCGCTTTTCAATGTCTTGGACGCCTGCTTCTTCGGCTGCTGTTTAGCCGACTTCGCACGCGTTTGCCCTCGATCATATAGCATCGCCTTTCGAGCTAGTTTCACAAGCGTGGCACTTCGCAATTCGGTCACATCCGCCTCTGAGAAACCTTCCGAAAGCAGGAAGCCACGTAGATCTGTGGCTTCTTTCGTCGCGACTTTGGCGTCGCGCCACTCTGGAATAATCTCAGGAAGGATCTGACGCTGCTCATCAGTATATCGGTCAACAAACATTTGCTTTTTCTGCTCGTTTAGTTGCCCGAGACGCTGCTGCTCTTCCTGAACGGCTTGCAGTTGAGCCTGACGCTCTTCTTGCTGCTTCCGCCACTGGCGTTCTGCCCTCGCTGCCATTGTAGGGTCTGTGTCGTACAGGGTGTCCCAGTCTGGCTCCTGTGCCGCTGACTGCTCTATCTGCTGCTGGAGTGCAGGCAGGATTTGAGCATATTGAGCACGCTCGCGGTCCACTTGATCAACTTGTTGAGCAAACTCTCGTCTGGCCTCAGCAAGCTCTTGGGTTTTCCGCGTATAATCTCGTTGACGTAGTCGGTCACGTTTTAGCTCTTCAACGGTAGTCACTTCTCCGTCTACTTCGACTTCCGCCGAGAGTAGGTCAAAGGACGTGTCGTTAAGCTCTTCGGCTTCCTCGTCGCCTCCAAGTTCGCCCTCGTCGTACTCTTGCAAGTCCTCCTCGGGCATTTCGGCTTCATCCGCAAATTCCTCTGCGGCGTCTGCCTCAAGCGCATCAGGCTCCGTCACGGTCTCCTCTTCAGGCGCGATCATGGCTCTGATTGCATTTTGTGCGGTGTTCAGGTCAGTCCCCAGAGGGGTATTGGTATCTGACATCGTCTACTCCATATTATGCGGCTACTTGGTCTTCTTTTCAATAGTCGCGTTGTCTTCCATTGCGCGCAGCTTCTGACGAACCGCCTGAACGCCGCGCAGTTTCATATAGATGCCCTCTCGGGCCTCGCTATCGCTGGGGGTGGTTGTCTTGAACTCGTCCCAGCAATCCTGCTCGATCTCATCCATGAAGCGGACGAAATCAGTATCCTGCATGATGCGGGCGGCGTTGCGCCCGTCATCGATTACCTGCTGCCTACTCTTCACGCGTGGCCTCCCTGATCATGTCGCCCTGAGCCTTCATGACTTCTCGGCTGATCGTCATGTCAGACTTGATCTTAGCCACGTTGAGCTGCGTCCCGTACTTGGCCTTCATCTCCTCAGCCTGAACGTATAGGTCGGCCTCAAGCTCATCGCGCTTGCGGTCATCCTCCATGACCATCTTCTCGCGGGCGAGCTGCAACTCTGCCGCCTTCTTCTGCATGTCCGCTTGGATCTGCTGGATCTGCACTTGGATGAGCTGCTCGTTGACGTCTGGCTTGTCGTCCTTTGGCGGCGGCTGGAACTGCGCTGGGTCCGACCAGAACTGTGAGGCGTCCTTGAAGCCAGCGAGCTCAGTCATCGCCTTGAGCGTGTTCGAGATCTTGCTGATGTCGGTGAGCGGGTTCTGCGGACCCATCGTCGCCATCGCTTCTTTCTGCATTTCACCGATCTGACGCAGGAGCATCATGCGCTCGGTGTCAGAGCCTCGGCCAAGCGCCACGTTGGTGATCACGTCCATCTCAGCGTTCCACGCCCTCGGGTCGATGGGCACAAACCCGTTGTTCAGGCGGATCATGCGCTCCTTGTCTTGGTGCGTCGTGATCAAGTGCAGCACAAGCTCGTACATGCGCTTGACGCCAGTCTCCGCAAAGATGCGGGCGATCAGCTCAATGTGCTGCTGAGCGGCGGCAACAGTGGCCTGAACTGCTGACGCGGTGGATGACTGCAAAGCGCCAGCGTCTAAGCCCATAGACGCCTTTGAGATGCCCGTGCGGGCCTCCTTGATCTCGTCCATATATTGCAGGACGGGGAACGCATCGCGGCCCACGAATGGCATTGCGAGCGGCTGCACTTGGCCCGCCGCGCGCTGTCGGATGATTGCGCCAACCTCGGTGGACATGACGTCGTCGATGTTGACCATGCCCTCGGTGACTGCGACGCGCGGGTGGATCGACATTGCGAGGCTGTCCAGCGTGTTGCGCATGATGGACGACTTGATGCGCTGCACGTCCATGACTGTGTCGGCGACGGATGTGCCGAAGAAGTCGTGCGCCTCTGGGTCTGGGCAGAGTGTCGCGAATGGGGCCATTGTGCATGGCTCGTTCATCAGGATCTTGTTGCCGTCGCCCGCCGTGCAAATCTTGCGCAGCTCCGCGATGCCGTCGCCATCGTAGTCCACCTTGACGTAGTTCTCGACGTAGAGAACCTTCTTCATCGCTGGGTCGCTGCGCTCGTTCATCTCGTTGGTGAGCGCGTTGTTTCGCGTGTAGCGCTCGACGTTGGTATTCATGTCGTCGTGCGCAGAGCCGAGCGACACGACCTCGTCGTAGTCGTAGCCCATCGCGACAAGCTCTGACACGGTCACGATGCGTCGGTGGCCGACGTAGTCCGCCTGCTCGACAGACTTCGCCTCTCGGGAGATCAGGAACTCTTCAGGCGGGACCGCTTCAAGCTTAACGCGACCGTCTGGGTGCGTGTAGCTGACGCGCACGGCGTGCTCCATCGGGGGCTCCATGATCATGCCCGTCATCGGGTCCATCACGGGCTCGCCGATTGGCGTCGATGCGACGATCTCGATCTCGGCTGCGGGGTCGGCCATCAGGGCGTTGAGCGCCGCATCGTCCAGCCCGCTGAGGTCGTAGCTCTCGGTTTTCGTCTGGTCGTCCCAGTAAACCTTCAGGATGCCGACCTTGCGCACCAGAGCGTCCATGAATGCGCTGTGCATCTCCAAGAAGCCGTTGTTGTCGCGGTTGATGATGTAGTTTGCGTAATCTGTGGCCTGCTTGGCGCTCGCGACGTCCTCTGGCCCCTGCGGGACGAACTCGACCGTCTTGTCGCTGCCGTGGAAGATGCGCATCAGGGACGGCATGATCGCCTGCACTGTGTCGCGCACGTCCATGCTGACCACTTGGCTGCGGCCCTCTTCCTCGTTGCCGAACGGCTCGCCTCGGTAATACTGGGTAGCCGTGGCGCGCGCGGGGCTGATCCAGTTGTCGATGAAGTCGATGGCGTCGTCGATCTCCTTGCCGACGATGCCTTGCAGCTCGTCGTCCTTCATGACTTCGGGGTTCAGCTCTTCTTCCAGCGCCGCCACCATCTCGTTGATTTCGTAATCCATTTACTGGTCCTTTGCTGGTCTAGCGGTTGAAGTTACGCCAGTATTCTGTGAATTGCCCCAACTCATCGACCATCTGCTGATCGACTGGCTGAACAATGCCTCTATGAGCCATCAAGAACGATCTCTGATCTGAAGCGGCAGGGCTTGGCCTTGACCCCTCAAGAAGTCCACGACGGCTGTTGAGGAAGTCTCTAAATGTAATCGCGGCAGGGGCTTGCACTGGCAGGCTGCCTGCGTAATCCCCTGCGATAGCTGTCGGATATACTGGGTGAGCGCTCTGATCGAGCAGCCCTTTGCTCAAGTCTGGCCGACCTAAGTTAAGCCCGCTATCAAACGCGTTCGCGTACAGTAGGTCTGGGTCTGTTTGAGCAAGGCGCATCTCGCCAATGGGTATGCCAGCATCGCGGAACGGCGCGCTATCCATTGCCTGCCAGATGGCGCGGCGATTAGTGCCGTTCATGTTCGCGATGTAGCTATCTACACCGTCCAACAGACCGCGTGTGTTTCGTCTAGAATTTCCGCCTGAGATCAAGTCATCGTAGGGGAAGTCTTTATCCGTAAAGTCCTTTGACGCCTTGAGTTTGTCTGCAAGTGTTTGCCTCAACTCTGGGCGTACATCGACGTCGCGAATATAATCTCGGATCAGGTCATTAGTGGCGAAGTCAGAAGACTGAGCCCCCATAGATGTATATATCATGAGCGGGTCTAGGCCGTCTTGGCGCGCCCTGATTAGCGAATCAAGCAGCGGCTGTGTGATGTCTTCGTCAGACGCCCATATGCGCTCGTTGAGATTATCCCTGATATAGCCAGAACCGCCATACATAGATATTGGCCCGTCTAACAGCTTTCCAGAGTACCCCTCAATGTCTACGTCCGCGACAGCGCGATCACCGAATGCAGCGATAAGGCCATCACCAACCTTCAGCTTCACCTCTCTGCGCGGATTAGCTTCGCCACGCGTGCGCTTACTGACGGCTTGATCTTCAAGCGCGGTATTCATTACAACGCCTGATGCTGGATGCTTAAACGTCTTCCCTGTTTTCTTGTCTGGTGCGATGTTGTTGATGCGATTTCCAAATGCATCGAACTGGGATGCCAT